AGGGGTGCTCAGCCATTGCTTGCATGTTATTGACCATTTCTGCCATAACTTGCGGACCAAGATCACCCTGAGCAGCCTTAGCGTCAGCAAACTCATTGATGAGCCGGAGCTGGTCATTAGGGATGCCGTAGTCTTCACGGGTAGCAATAACTGTAGGATCGACACCAGCACGTTTAAACACTTGCTTCATGTGTCCAAGTGATTCCTGCAGAGCACTAAAACTAGCACTATATTGATACCATCCTCTACGGACAGTATGCATATCACCAGCCATCAAACCTCCCGCCATGGTGCGGATAGGTTTTTCAATCAGCAAGTGTGCAGTAGACAGCGAAGCTTTACCCAAAGTACCAAAGGCACTCAGTGTTGAGTTGTAAACATTAGACCAGAAAGCTTTAAGGACTACAGAAGGGATCTCCGGGTTTCCATCAATAAATGATTTCTTGAGAACTCCTGTAGACTCCTGCAGATACCGATTCATTTTAGCAATGGTATCGATATTACCGTCAGTCATCTCATAAGCAAGCATGAGCGGACGGAGCATCTCAGGTTGTGTCTTGCTAATTTCCCTAAGGTTATCAGTAGTAAATTTAGCCCTAGTTTTAATTTCTTCCAACGCAGCAGCGGCTTCATTTTTTGAACCCTTTACTTGATCTGCCAAAGCGTTAGCTTTTTTAATACTAAGACTTTCACCTACAGTGCTGCCAAGCCTGTTGATAATTCCAAAGATACGATCACTTTGTTTTGTAGTAAACTCAGTCATATCTTTTTGTACCATCAGGAACTCCATACGATCAAGGATCTGTTCCTGTGCACGCTCGATAGCAGGTGTGCCCTCAGTAAGGCGCATACCTTGTGCTGTGTCAGAGATTTGACCAGCCATGGATGTACCTACGTAAGCCTGAGCTTTCATGTAGTCCATGTTGACAAAGTCATCCATGTACTTCTTAAGAGTAGATGTTACACCTTGGTAAGCTGCATCACTCAAAACACTTGTGTTGTTGTCATCTACAACTACACCCAGCTTAGCACGAAGTTGATCTACATCCATACCATAATACTGTGCAGCAAGGCGCTCACCTGAATCTTGAATCATCTCAGGAGTAATTACCTTACCGTTAGCAGTAGTGTAACCATAAAGATCTGCTGCAGTCAGTTCATCAGCAAGACCCTTTTGGATCATCAGTTGGTTGTCAACGTTTTCTAGACTGTACTTAAGGGCACCTTCAGAAACAGAGTTACCAACACGACCGTAAATTGTGTCGATGTTGTTATCAATACGTGCGGCATCAATAGAAGCACCGACAATACCCAGGTCATCTACAGAACGTGTAGCAACCTCTTGGTAACCATAGACATCATGGTAACCATAGATAGGTTCATCCAAGTTAGTAGCTTTAGAAAGGTTGTAGTTACCAATTTCATCCAAGCTATCACTACGTTTTGCAGCAGATGCTTCAATGACATCTTCTACATCACCTTCTATTTCAACGTTCTTTTTAAAATAGCTGCTTGCTTTTTCTGTAGCTGGGATAGGTGCACCCTTCTGGAAGCCGCTTAATCCACGTGCAAATTTGCTTAAACCGCCAAGTAGATCAGCAGCCACACCAAGGTAAGCACCTTCCAAAACATTTTTATAGCGCTTAGTTTCAGGTGAATCCCCATCCAACGTAGCAATGTCTTCAGGAATCCAGCCAGTCCAGCGAGGCCAGGCTTTCTTAAGCGATCCAGCCAGGTTATCGTCTTCCTGGTTAAACTCTACACTGTAGTCAACCAAGGCACCAGCACCAGCATTCATAGATGTGGTGCCGATAAATTTAACCAAAGGATCATTTAGAAACTTTGAACCTTGTGCAAGTTTGGAAGCACCAGCAACGCCGACACCTCCCAATGCCATTGAAGGAAGTACAATAGAGGAGATTTCCCGTACACTTTGTGCTACTTCGTTTTCAAATTCAGGTGCTCTTGGGATGTCTACACCAGGGATAAGGTTTAGCAAACCAACACCAGTATCTTGTAAACCTACCAAACCGGCAATGTCACTTTCAGCGCCATATCGACGCATTTTGTCAAGGTCTACAGAACCGTCTTCGTTGATAAACGGACTTCCGGTAGGTTCTTGAGGCACCTGTTCCTCAGCC